CCGGTGCCGCAACCGCCCTTGGCTCGTGGTGTGGTCTGGCGTTCAATGGCGTTTCCGTCCAAAATGAGGTAAATAAATGAGTACCACTAACCGCGCAATGACCGCAAGCAATTTGCCCCTGTACTCGCTAACGAACGTTGTTGTTGGTGACGTTGGCACCATTCAGCCGCTGCTCCTGAGCCGATACACCAACCGTGTATTCGGCCGGCGTGTCGCTGACAACACGCTGATGTACTCGGACGACGAGATGGCGACCTGGACCGCTACGACGTTCACCAACAAGTTTGGCCTGCAGGCGGTCGTCGAGACCTACGACGGTGAAATTCTGGTGCTGCACGGCCAAGGCCAGCAGCTTCCGACGAACTATGTGTACAAGTCGTCCGGTTGGAGTGCTAATCCAGCAACAGCGACCTTCAACTTGAAGCTGACCGTGCCGAGTGGCGTGTCGTCCCTCTGGGGCTTCGGGCTGAACGGCATGGGTGCCGACGGCACGGTGGTTATCACCACCTACGGCGGCCAGACGAACGCCGGCGGCCTGCCGTCCAATGACCAGACCGGGCACTATAGCTTCATCTCCCGCGACCATGGCGGGACTTTCTCGGCGGGTATTGACTTGCTCAGCCTGCCGGGCAACCCGAGCCAGAACCCGCAGGGGGCCCACTGGCACGGGAACGCGTACAGCCAACTGGACAACTGCGTGTGGTTCACCTACGGTGACAATAACTATCCCGACGTCCGGGCCATGCCCGGTACGGGCAACACGCAGCTCATGCGCCTGGACCTGGACACCATGACGCTGACGTTCCTGCCAATTGGCGCAGACTATGCGGGCCTGACCGCTGGGCTTTTGCAGCAATGGACCGGCGTTTGCGTGCTGGATGATGGTAGCGTTTCGCTGACGCCAGACGCGGCACCGCAAGCATTCACGGTGGTCCCGCGCCTTGGCTATCGCACGTATGGCCCACAGCATGGCATGCTTGTTTCCGACCCAGAAGGAACATGGCAGATCGGCGGGCCTATCGTTCGTGCAAAGAAGGGTAACCCATACCTCACCGCCAGCGAACTGGACGGCACCCGAGCCATGCAGGCCAACATTGACGGCGGGCTTCGCGTCGCAATTTACGCGGCTGTTGACGGTCTCGCTTGGCAGCGGATTTACCTTGATACTGCTATGCCGCTCAAGCTCAACCAGTTCATCCAGATCACCCCCATCGGCGTGCTGGCCAGCGGCAAATTTGTCTGCCGCACCAGCAACACCAACAGCGGTGCATGGGCCAATGGCGGGCTGATCACTGGTACCCTCACCTTGGCATAAGGAGTCACCATGTACAGCCTTCTACTCGTCATCACCCTGCTGGCCAATCAGCCGCAGGGCGCGTCGGCTCGGTTCCTTGAGACAGTTCCTGTGTTCGGGACCAACTCCAAGGCGGATTGCGAACGGCTGATTCCCTACGCCGTGTCGTACTGGACGCGGATGTACGCCGAGAAGGGGCAATACGTTTCGGTCATTCCATCGTGCATAAAAGCCAGCTGAATTTCTCGAACAGTTTTGGCTGAGTCAAGCCGAACCCTTCACAGGTATTGTCTCAAATTGCCCTGTTTTCGACGGTGACTCATCGATAAAGTTAAGACTCAACTTACCGAGTCCTGAACGATGACGATCCTCGAAATTCTCTCTGCGCCGTGGGCGATCGAGCCAAACCGGCTGATCGAACTGCACGCTATCTACAGCGCGCACGCGCGGGGCGAGCAGATCGACATCGAGGCCGTCGAAAAGCGGCTCGGCCGTCCGCTTGCTAACGAGCAGAAGGACTACGAAATCGTCGACGGCGTTGCGGTGGTGCCGATCAATGGCGTCATCGCCAAAAAAATGAACATGTTTAGCCAGATATCGGGCGGCGCCAGCAGCCAGCTGGCGATGCGCGCTATCGAAGGCGCTACTCGCGACCAGGCCGTGCATAGCATCATGCTTCACTTCGACAACTGCCCAGGCGGCACCGTCGACGGCACCGAACTTTTTGCGAACGCCATCAAAGCTGCAGGCCAGCAGAAGCCAGTCGTGTCGCTTGGCGCCGGGCTGATGGCAAGTGCCGGCTACTGGAGCGGCAGCGCAGCGCAAAAGGTGTACATCGTTGATGGGACGACTGCTGTCGGCTCCATTGGCGTTGTTGCCGCCCACAAGGACGTCAGTGGCGCCGAGGCCGCGCGCGGGATCAAAACCACCGAAATCACCGCTGGCAAATTCAAACGTATCGCCAGCCAATTTGGCCCGTTGTCCGATGAGGGCCGCCAGTCCATTCAGGATCAGCTGGACTACATGTATTCGCTCTTCGTCGGGGCCGTGGCCGAGCACCGCAACGTCGCTCCAGAAAAGGTGTTGGCGGATATGGCCGATGGGCGCATCTTCACCGGCCAGCAAGCGGTAGATGCCGGACTCGTCGACGGGATCATGACGTTCGACGCGCTCATCGCCAAGCTGAACGATGACCGCCCCCAGGCCGGCCGAATTTTTGTCCCAGGCCGCGCTGCTGCGGCAACTTCTCCAACTACGAAAGGTATCACCATGACCGCAGATGAAATCAAAGCCGCGCACCCAGCAATCGTCGATGCATTCATTGCACAAGGCGCTGCAGCGGAGCGTGCACGCATCCAGGCCGTCGAAGGCCAACTGATTCCCGGCCACGAAGCTTTGATCGCGACGATGAAGTTTGACGGCAAGTCGACCGCTGGCGACGCTGCAGTTGCGGTGCTGGCGGCTGAGCGTGCTGGCCGCGCTGCCCACGCCCGTGCGAGCGACGCAGACGCGCCCGCCCCAGTCGCGATGGTACCGACCCCAGCAGCGGTCGCAGCCGATGACAAGCCGATCTCGCGCCAGGACCTGGACGCCAAGGCAAAAGAGTACATGGCCGCGCATCCTGGCACCAATTACGTCGCCGCCTACAAGGCCGTCGGCGGCAAGTAACCCTTTTCAAAATCCCGTTTATCAAGGAGTAAATCATGGCAGCAGCTGGTATCAAGATTCTGACCCTGTCGGTGGTAGCAACTGCTGCCTTGTCCGCAAGTCGCGCCGTCACTGGCACTGGCAGCGTTCCGGCGGCCGGTGGCCGCATCTTGGGCATTACCGATTTCGCAGGCGCCATCGGTGATCGCGTTTCGGTGGGCGTGATGGGCACTACCCCAGGCGAGGCAGGCGCCGCCTTCGCGGCCGATGCGGCCCTGGAAGTCGATGCACTGGGCCGCTTCGTCACGCTGGCAGCGGGCACCAAGGTCGCGCGCGCCGTCACCGCAGCCGCCGGCGCCGGCAGCCTGGCCGAGATTCTGCTCATCCCGAACTGATTCTCGAAATCCCCTCACACTAACAAGGAATCAACATGGGCCAAATGAACAACTCCCAAGCACGCATGGTCGATCCAGTTCTGTCCAGCGCTGCGAAGGGTTACTCCAACAACTCGCTGGTGGGCGCGACGCTGTTCCCGACCGTACCGGTAAGCTCGCGCGGTGGCAAGGTCACCCAATTCGGCAAGGAAGCATTCATGCTGTACGCGACCGGCCGTTCGCCTGGTCAGAACACGAAGCGCATCACGTTCGGCTACGACGGCTTCTCGTTCACCCTCGAAAGCCACAGCCTGGAAGGCCTGCTGCCGATCGAAACTATGCAGGAGGCCGACGCGGTGCCCGGTATTGATATGGGGAGCACCACTGTGAACGGCGTCCAGGACATTATCGCCCTGCGGCTGGAAAAGCAGCGCGCGGACGTAGCTCGCGACCCGTCCAAATACGCCGCGAGCAACAAGGTTACGTTGTCGGGCACCGCGCAGTGGAGCGACTACAGCGGCGTGAGCGATCCAATCGCGGATGTCGAGAAGGGCAGGGAAGCGGTGCGCAAGCGGGTTGGCAAGCGGCCGAATGTCGGCGTCATGGGCGCGGCAGTGTTCAGTGCGCTGAAGCAGCATCCTAAAATCATCGAGCGCACGAAGTACACCGGCCGCGATGTCCCGACAGCCGAGCTGCTGGCTTCGTTCTTCGATCTGCAGAAAATTGAAGTTGGTGATGCGATCTATGCCGACGACGCTGGCAATTTTGCCGACGTGTGGGGCAAGGACTTTGTGCTGGCCTACGTCGAGATTGGTACCGTCGCAGAGCGCGGCAAGCCATCCTACGGCTACACGTACCAGCTGGCCGGCTACCCGCAGGTCGAGGAATCTTACTACGAGCGCAACGTCAAGAGCTGGGTTTACCCAGTGACGGATGAAGTGGCCCCTGTCATGGTTGGCGCAGATGCTGGCTACTTGATCACCAACGCTGTGGCATAGGGAGCTGATATGAAGATCATCACGACCGCACCAATCAAGCACGACGGCGAGGATATCGAAGTGGGCGCATCGCTCGACCTGCCAGAACGCCAGGCGCATGCGCTGATCGAAGCCTGCGCTGCCGAACTGCCGGCCAAGAAGGTCAAGGCAGAAAAAGACGACGAAGCGAAGTAAACCATGATCGGTGACGACCTGACCCCGTTCTTCGTCGCAGGCGAGTTTTCGCATGGTGACGATCAACTTGACGGCGTCCCCGTTCTTGGCATTTTCGATGATGCTTACGTGCGCAGCGGCGGGGGGTACGGGATGGGTAACAGCCATCCCGCCTACACCATGCGATCAAGTTCCGTGCCGGCTGATCCAGTGGGGATTGTGCTGCGCCACAAAGACATCCGCTACAACGTTCTCGATCACGAAGCGGATGGCACCGGTGTGACGGTCCTGATATTGGAGGTCGCATCGTGATCACGGCCTTTTCTGGGATTGTTGGCCAGGTGGTGGACTTGCTGCGCCAGGAGCCTGCCGTGTCGCCGAATGTGTACCGGTCTCGTGGCCGCGTGATCCCGAAGCAAAACGAGACCGCTGTCGAGGTCACCTGGGACGGCGCCATGCCCAAGGCTGGCGCAATCCTCAATGCTCCAATCGACTGGAGTACCCGCATAACAATCGAGTGCTATGCGCGGGCGCTGGATGTCGGTGGCGATGAGGCGGTCGATCCGGTGCTGATGGCCGTCTACAACCGAATGGCTGCGAATCCGACGCTCTTCGGCTGTGTCTTTGACATCGGATCTCCGGCACTGGAGGCGGAATTCGGCGCCGATGGTGAGCGGACCGGCTGGGTGCGTATGACCTACGTCGTCACCCACCGAACGAAAAACTCAACCTTGGAGAAACCATGAAAGCAGCAAAAGCCGATTCAGCAGTTGGCGTGTCAGATGCCGCGCCTGCCGCCGTGCAGCAGCAAGAGCCGCAGCACGGCGGCAGCTATGTCCGTGACCCCAACGCCGGCACCATCATCCGCACCGCGCCGGTGCCGGCGGCGGCACAACAACCCGTTCAGGAGTAATTCATGAGCCGTCTTATTCGCAATACCGCCATCCTGGTGAAGCTGGAAACGACCTATGGCACCGATGCCGGTCCTTCCGGCGCCGCAAACGCGCTGCTGGTCAGCAACCTGTCGATCAATCCGATCAACGCGCAAAACGTCGATCGCGCCGTGATCCGGCCATACCTGGGTAACTCGGAACAGCTGGTGGGCACGCGTTACAAGGAAATGGGCTTCGACGTCGAGCTGGTCGGTTCCGGTACGCCTGGCGTGGCGCCAGCCTGGGGGCCGCTGATGCGTGCGATCGGCTTTGCCGAAACGCTCACTGCGACCACGCGCGTTGACTATACGCCGGTCTCAACCGGGTTCGAATCGGTCTCCATCTACTGGTACGACGACGGCGTGCTGCACAAAGCGCTCGGCGCACGCGGTACTGCCTCGATGAAGTTGAGTGTCGGCGAAAAGCCCGTGCTGAGCTTCAAGTTCGTGGGTATCGACGGCGGCGACTCCGTGGCCAACGTCGGTGCGACCACTCTGGATGCATGGCGCGTGCCGCAAGTGGTCGTGGATGCCAATTCGGGCGACCTGATCTTTGGCGCCACGCACGCCGTGGGCATCGCCCCTGCGCTGGCCGGCGGCACGCCGTTCCCTAGCGAAGGCATCACCGTCGATTTCGGCATCCAGACGCCTTTCCAAGCATTGCTGGGTGGCGAGTCCGTGCCGATCACCGACCGCAAAGTCACTGGCTCAATCCGGCTGGAAATGACTGCCGCCCAAGAGGTTGCAGCAATGGCGGATGTGAAGGGCGCTGTGTTGACCAGCATCGGTTTGCAGCACGGCACCGTGGCCGGCGACAAGGTGCTGGTGTTCATGCCCTCTGTGCAGCGCACCGATCCAACCAAGGAAGACAAAGACGGCAACCGGATGATTGGCTACAAGCTGAACATCAATCCGAAAGTCGGCAACGACGAGATCCGCATCGTCACCAGTTTCTAATCGGCTTCGGCCACAACATGAAAGTCAAAAACATGAGCAATGGCAATAAATACAAAGTAGTCGTCAGCGACACCGTCATCGTGCAGGTGGCAGGCAATACCGGCGACGCCAACGGCCGTCAGGTTCCATTCAAGTTTTCGCTGGTATGCAAGCGCAAGACCCAAGACGACATCACGGCCGCGCTGAACGGTGTGACGCTGACCAAGGAACTGCTGCGCGAAGTAACCACCGACTGGCGCGGCCAGACCCTGGTACTTGAGCAGGACGATACGCCGGCAGCATTTAGTCCCGACGCGTTCGATGCCCTGCTGGACATCGCCGGCATGCCAAGCGTCTGCCTCAATAAGTACCTGACTGCGAATGGTGCAGTCGAAAAAAACTAGCTGACCTCGCCCGCTTATCTGCGCTTGGCCTGTTCCACTCGGAAGGCGAGGCGCAGAGCCGGGTGAGTGCTGTGAATGAGGCGGCTCTTGCGTTTGGGCTGGTGGCGGAGTGGCCAGAACAGAAGGTCGTTCCGCCTGAGGTGTATCTCTGGCCTGAGAACGTGGCTGTTTGGGCGATTTTCCAGGATGTCCGGACGCAATGGAACGTCGGAATGGGTGGGCCGGTAGGTCTGAATTACTCCGGCGTAGACGTCTTGGTGAAATTGCGGGTGAAGAAGCGCGACAGGCCGGATGTGTTTTCTAAAATTCAAGTGATGGAACGAGCGATGCTCGAAGCCTGGAGCGAACAACGAGATGGCTGAAACACGGGTAATTATTACCGCTGAAGCGAATCAGGCAATCGCGGAGTTTAACCGTCTGCGCGCCGAGGCGACCGGTGCGCTCAATCAGGTTGGCGGTGGCGCCGCTCAGCTGAATCGTGTCACCACCTCGGCGGCGCAGACCGCGTTCGCACTCCGTCAGGTTCCGGCGCAGTTCACCGATATCGTCGTCAGCTTGCAAGCCGGCCAGAATCCGCTGACGGTGCTGCTCCAGCAAGGTGGCCAGCTGCGCGATATGTTTGGCAGCAGCGGCGCCGCTGCCCGCGCGCTGGGCGGCTATGTCATCGGCCTGATCAACCCCTACACCGTGCTGGCGGCCGCCGTCGGCGCGGTTGCTGTCGCCTACTATCAGGGCAGTAAAGAATCCGACGCGTATACCAAGGCGATTGTTATGTCGGGCAACGCCGCCGGCGTGTCCAAAGGCCAACTGGCCGATATGGCGCGGGAGATTGGGAAGGGTAGCACCACGCAGGGTGCTGCTGCGACCGCGCTGGCCGATTTGGTCGGTACCGGCAAGGTCGCCCGTGAAAACCTCCAGGCGTTCGCGCTGACCGCGTTGAACGCGCAAAAAGCGATTGGCGTTGCGGTTGGTGAAACGGCCAAGGATTTCGCCGAACTCGGCAAGTCGCCGGTGGAGGCGACTTTAAAGCTCAACGAAAAATTTAATTATCTGACCGCATCGGTGTACGAGCAGATCCGCGCGCTGGAGCGCAAGGGTGATGTTGACGCAGCGGCGGACGTCGCGCAAAAGGTATATTCCGCAGCGATGGATGCTCGCTCTGCTGCGCTCAAGGCCAACTTGGGTACCCTGGAATCAGCGTGGGAGTG